TGTCGGTCATAATTACCAGGAGCTGTTTCTGTGAAATAGCGTGGATCAGAAGAATCAATCAGTTGTGTCATGGTTCGCAAGTTTCATTACTATAGTATACTTTGAGATTGTCACCACCAATATTCATATGGTAGATTGATCCATCATTTGTATAGATGCCAATCCATACATGACGACCTTCTTCCATCGTTTCATAGTGGAACATCTTCACATCTTCCAGCACAATTTCGTCTGGGTTCTTTTCAAATCTACTCATTGTGTGTACCTTCCATGATCCACCAACACCACCATCCATGTTGGCAGTAATGCGTTCTCGTAGTTTCTGTTGTCCATATTCTGTGAGGTGTTGTTTTTGTTGACGAAGTTGATCGATCTCTTCTTGTGTGAGATCAACCCAGGGCATATCATTGTTCATGACCAACCAGCAAATGAGAAGATGTATGATAATCCCCATTCTAGCGTATGAGGTGGCAATGCGTCAATATGTTCGAAGGCAAGACGTTTGGCATGTAGAATACGGTTTTTACCTACAGCAATCAGATTAGCTTTCGATCCTTTGAGAAACTCATTGAAGTCAGCATCATTACCATTCTTTGCGCCTGAGATGTATAACCGTCTCATTTCAGTGAAGAGTTCCGCAGTTTCAGGTGCAAATGTAACCACTTTATCTCCTACAGGTATTTCCATACGCTTCATACATCCCATAGAGAACTTCATGGCATCTCTGACTTCATCAACAGTCAGTGTATCATCTTCACCAGCACGATAGGTGTGTTGAATAATACCATTCGTACATTCAATCACTCGCAACAGAGCAATCTTATCTTTTTCTACATCGGGCAGAGCTTCAAATCTCGTTGTCCAGTCAATCATAATCAGAAACCCTTTGTCTTTTTGCTTTTTTTCGGTTCTTTGTGATCTAGAACCTCAACGTGACTTAAAAAATTACCACCACGCTCAAACCACCTACGCTGCACATCTTCATAATTATCAAAGATAACAGATTCGCCAGTGCTTGTTACTAATTTATAATCGTGACGGAGATATGGTTCGTCAGATGTTTGACGGAAATAGCGTGGATCAGAAGGATCAATAAGTTGAGTCATTCAAGTGTAATTGCAGTGCGTGGTGTTGACGGTGTTCGGCGGATAGATGATGCTTTGAATATTTTAGCAAAAGAAGAGTCCCATACAAGTTCTTCATCTGCCTCTGTTAGCGGACCCCAACGGGAGGTGGCAAGTGCTGATTTGAGTAGTGTTTTGATAAGGTCAATCATTTTTTGTAAAACTCTATTTTTAGTTGCATAATAAGTAAATCAAGTTTATCTTCAATACGAGTAAGTCGTTCCTCAATAGTATCCATACGATACTCATCAATTGCTTCTTTCTTTACTGAATAGGGGTCAATCGTAGCCATAGTTCCTTGTAGTGAATTTAGTAGTGGTTCGTCAAATAACATAATCAGTGTGTCCTCAAAGTCCAGTGTTGAACATAAGTGAGCCAAGGTTCTTCTTTCTGTTCCATTGTAGCATACCAGTGCCGTCCAAATTCATCCAGAGCATCAAGATGATGAACTCCGTGTTTATCAATCGCACGGGAGATATGCTTGAATGTTTGTGGTTTAGTAGTCATACGCCGTCCCCTGTTTCCATCCATTGATGAAGTTGTGCCTCAATAATGGATTTGATTTGTAGCAGATCATCTAACCGTGCTTTTGCTTCATCATACTCTTCACAGAAGTAATCAAATCGTGCTGTGTGATCTTCTTCATGAGCATAGTTTCCTTCCTCACGGATCTCCCATTCAATATCAGAACAACGTGCCCTGGTATCATCGATGAAGTATTCTAGCGTATCAATCAAGCTCATTGATAATCCTCCTCGTCAAAAGTAAAGTATTCGTAGATAGAAGACATCACTGCCTCCTCAATGTGCTCTATTATAGCACCTTCAGTAGGATTCTCTACATGTTTGTGTGCTCGTGCATACCCACGACGCACACCTTCTTCAATCGCCATCTCAAGAATGACACGCATTTTAGGTTTCATAATGCCTCAATTTCATCAGCAATTTGTAGCATTTCCTGTTTCCAGGCAGTAAATGGGTGACTGGGATTGTGTGGGAGGATTTGATGTGCCGTCTCACGAATAAGGTGTGCGATAGCATATTTCCTATCATAGCAGTTTTTGTTTCTCATACTTGCCCACTTTCTATCATAGGACTTCATAATCTGCTGGGCTTTAGTCATAATACTTCCCATTCAGTTTCCCAATGGCAGTCTTCACTTACATTGACCCAGAAGAAGTATTTCTGGTTTTCACTAGCAAGAAACAACATACCATCTCCTTTGTCTTGCTCAACAACACAGATAGGATTACCATCCATAGAGTTAGCAAGACGGTTCTTTGCCTTGCTAGATTTAGGTTTTACAGTGACTCTTCGCATTGTTCCTCATCAGTCAGGACAGTTCCCATAGGACCTTTCTTAAGTCGTTCCCACTCTTCTTCTGCTTGCTGCATATCATCAAACTTCGTTTTTAGGTCTTCACCCAAAGTCAGTTCAAACTCATCAGCAACCTTACGCATATCTTCGTAACTTCTTTCCTCACTAAATGCAACACTACAAGCACCTTTCATAATGTTGATGTCATTATGACCCATTGCACGGGCAACAGTTGCGAAGAAACGAAACAGTTGATGAACATTAAGGTCTTCAGCAGGAACCTGAAAAGTATAATGCTCTTCAGGAAGCATACTAAGATCATATCCACTACTATAAGAAGTGGAAGTCCATTCAGTATCAAACTTAACCTTGAGAGTTGCTTTGTAAGTCATTGGTTTGTTGTGTATGAGAATATTATAGGGCAGGGTGGGGCAGAGTCAAGGGTGGGTGTGACAGTTTCAATACTGGTTTCTGGGAGATTCTTCATCTAATTTTTCCAAGTAACCAAAATTCCAAGTGCGTGAGAGAATATCAATATCAAATCCAAACTTATAAACCCAAAAAAGAATACTAAGAAGACCATTAGCTCCAGAACTAATTTGCAAATAAGGCCATCCAGCACTATCATTCCAACTTACAGACAATTGGATTAATGAATAGTTTTTAATGAACTTAGGAAAGTGTCTTCCAGTATTCAAAATTTGAACATACCAGTCATGTCCAAAGTCAACTCTGTGCTTAAATTTAATTAGTTTCATCGTCTTCTCCAAATAAATTTACATCAACACCATCAGTAAGTTCTTTTAATCGTTCAAAAAAGTCCTCATCCAGTGGATAAACCTTCTCTTTACCAGTCTCAACGTCATCTGCAAGTTGCATCAAATGTTCAAGAAATGCTTTTGGATAAACCTCATCTTCACCAAGAGTAACCCAAAACCATTCATAACATTCAGTAAAAGGATCATCATCATGAAGAAGAGTATAATCCTTATAGTTGTCTGTCATAAGGTCACTCCAAATGCGGAATGCTCCACGAATGCTTTGCCAACCAGTCATCCAGCAGTGTCCAATCCAATACTCCCACCAATTCAGGGTGAGTCTCTTATTATCTGTTCCCAGTACTCTATTGGTGAACATTCAATAACCTCTTGCTAGTTGAAATCGTTCTGTTTCTTGAACTACCTTCTCAATAATACCATATCTAAAATATAATTGACAACTAGGCCAAGGTGAATATTTGGAATCCCACATAGCAGGATAAACCTCCACAACACCATAATGATAAACTGGTCTCACTTTACCATGAATACCATTTGGAACCCATTTATAATTTAAATATAATCTTTTAGGATCATATTCATCATCACCCTCATTTATTTCTACAAAGTCGGCAGTATGAGAATCATCAATCAAAAACAATCTACCAACTGGATCAATCCAGTAATGATGCATTACACAATCTAGATCTTTTGTTTGTAATTCCTTTTGATAACCTGGACCAAGATCGTAAGAACTTTTAACTGTGTCAAACATTCCCATGATTATTCTCCTATTTTTGGATCCTCATTTAAGTAATATCCTCTCCAATCTGCTACCCTAATGCATTCAT